GTTTCAAACTTGGTGATTTGTTCTTCATGGTATTAAGCCTTGATTACTCCTTATCCGGCAACAGGCCAGGGAATGCTTCATTGATTAGATTGACTGTTAGATATGGTATTTTTAAATCTTTTTGAATCATGTTGGCAAAAACTTCTGCTTCATTTGGTTCAAGAGATTCCAACAACTGTATCAGAAGTTCTGTTGCTCTTTTTTCTGTCAGACCTTGTGGTCGTTTTGCATTACCCTCCACAAAAAGGTATACCTTTGATAATGCCTCGGTCATGTGTGAGTATGACATGCCTGGCGGCACATCTATCTTTTTGTAGTCAGGAACTTTATTAACAGTGAATTTGATATTGTTATTGAATGCACCTAACAAAACATTTTTTAAAGCGTAGTTGTTGTTACGTCTTAGAACCTCTAAGCGATCTTGTTTTGTCTTGGCATTTTTAAACTCATTGAAAACTTCATATATGTTTTTATTTGTCATGTTATCCTCAAAAATCATGAATAGACTCAATCATCGCCTTGAGTCCTTTGTTGATAAAGTAGTTCAGCATTTTCTGTTTGTCTGCGGGTTTTGTCTCTTCAAATGCATCAACGATTTTAGACTGGATCTCGTTAGGTATATAGTCAAAATCAATAAGAGTCTGATTGCGCTTATAACAACGAAGCATCCAATCCGTAGTGCAAAACTCGGAGGCATCTTTGTGAACCCATTCGGTCAGTTTCTTGCTACTGATAGGCTTCTGTCGTTCGCCAACAGCAAGAGCATTGTCATTTGTAAGAAAGTTTGGAATGCCATCGCCACGATCACCCTTGATGATATGCTCCCGAACGAAAGTCTTCGGATCATCAATCTTGATAAACCGCTTTAGAATAGGTGAATACTGTGTAACGTTTGGATACTTCTGCAACTGACCAAAGTCTTTATCTGACGATAGAATAAGAACAGGAGCATGTGGAGCCAGTCTAGCAGTTAGCACAGCAATAACATCGTCGGCTTCTGCGCCTTCCACATTTAGTGTCTTATACGGAAAGTTATCACGCAACTCATCACGAAGACCATTTAGGACAGTGAAGATCATATCCCAATCAAGACCAGATGCCTCACGATCATGCTTACGATGCGACTTGTAAAACGCAAAGTAATCACGCCGCCAATAATGCTTCGAGTCGCAGCAAAGAATAACGTTCTGATATTTGGAACGAAACTGCTTTACGTTAGATCGGATTGTATTGATGCACATATGACGAATAAGGTCTTCACTCATTTCGTGCTGCTTTGATACAAACTTTAGGTGTTGCATCAGATTAGAGATTAGAACCTGGTTGAGGTCAATCAGCATGTAAGACATAATATTTCCTTATTGAGTGAATAGAAAGTATATCACTCTTCTTCTTCGCTGTCAATCTTTTCTTTCGCTTCGGAAAGTTCCAGCATGATCTTTTCGATCTTTTCCTTGATTTCTTCTTTTGACATTCCGTTGATATCGCCTTCAATCAGTTTCACATTATCGTCAATGAACGGATGAAGATGATGGTCGATTCCGTATGATCTATACACGGCAGCCTTTAGAGCATCCACAACCAGAATAATATCTTTACTAAACTGTTTGGATGTAACATCGACAAAGTAGTTATCAAGTTCGGTGATCATTAGACCAGCAACTTCGTCCACGATAACATCGGCTTGTTTCATGTCTGCTTTGGCTTGTCGTTCTATATGAACTTCTTCTGGAATTTCACGAACAACCTTACTCTTGGGGAACTCGATTACTTTATTAGCCATTGTTAGTCCTTATAAATTGTAATGAGTAGTAGTGTCAACACCGAGAGTGCTGCCACTACATAACCCATGTATATCCACGCCCACATGAATGCTTCTACGGTCATTTTACCACTCTCAGTAGTATTGTGTCCACATTGATGCGACCAGTTGCTTTCTGTTCGGTCGTTGTGAGATTGTCCATAACCTTGCGAAGATAAACCTTACTACCTTCCATCAGCGGCTTGATTACTGCTTCTGGTTTACGGAGTTTCTTTGTAACCGAAGTTGTCTCGTCAAATCCTGTAATCGTAGACCCTCTGACCGAAAGGCCAGAATGACCCACGGCATTATACACAGAAAGATTGCGAGTTTTATGATTGTATGCCCAAAGTTGCGAAGCACCGATAATCTCCTTCGGATCAACACTCGTTAGAGTATCTGCGGATTTACAATAGTTCATCTTGGCGACCAGAACCGAAGCAGGCTTTACCTTCTTCTTGCGTGGCTTGCGAACTGTCTGCCCAGCGGAGTCCAGTTCAACCATATGGTCGATTATACGCTTGATGAATAGAGCCATGATTTTAAGAACTGGCTTGCGCCAACCCTTATACGCTTCCACCAAGTCAGCGTCTTTGCCTTCGAGGGCTTCGGTGATTTCTGCAAATTGAGGACGGAATTTGTCCGCAATCCTCTTCGCAATTTGCGGTTTAATTCCCTTCTCAAGGGACCACTTCTTAACGTCAAACTGAATAACTCCTTCTTGAAAGAACACATCCAATTGTTCTTCAAGTTCGCCAATCAGTTCGGCAGCCTTATTGTTGATACGATCCTGAATTGATACGACCTTGACTGGTGCTGCCACTTCTTCGTCATCGACGATTGTAATAGCATCAGCCAATTGTTTAATTCTGGAGTCGCAACGCTCCCACACACCATCAGGTAGAGTGCTGCCATTATAGAGCAAACGGCAGTTCCAACCGATGTTGTGAAGATTGATAGCATTAACTTTGGAGAGTTTCTTGATAGTGTCTTTGTTGTATTTAATATGCTTGAGATAGGAGATTGTGAAGGTCTTGGCATCTTCCGAGTTATAGAAATAGTTGAACCAGGTGTATGCCTTGGCCATATCAATTTCTGTGGCATTTTCATCCACAGTCGGCTCAGAACCGAGATACTTTTCATCAGCAAACTTGGGACGACGAACGGTTGCCGTTTTCACTTTCTTCTCCTTATTAGCCACGATGTTGCTTCCATAACTCATACAGTTCTTTTTCTAACTGTAATGCTTCTACCTCCCAAGGCAGTTTCTTATAAGGCACCTTATTCTCACTAAACATTACACCGTTCCATTTCTGATATGGTCCGGACATTTCAATGAGTTGACCTCGGGCGTATTGTTTAACATGGACAAGTTCATGTGCTAGTGTTCTCAACATAAAAGGACGACCAAAGTCCGAGTCCATTTCTATCTCAAACTCACGATGATTAGAAGTTCTAATGTCGTCGTCTGTATAGGTGCATAGACCGAAACATTTGGTCGTCTTATATAGATTGTTTTTGAGTTTGATGACCACCGTAACATTCTTGCTAAGTTTTTTCAGCAGATGGTCGCTAAAGAAGGCAGCAGATTGTATTAACTCTTGTCTGGTAATCTTTTTAGGATGTCCGTGTAATACAATCTTTGCCATATTTTTCTCAGGTAAAGATATGACTGTAGTCTTTGAACTCATTTATCACACATATTCCGTCTTCGAGATATTCATAATCATACTCCATACCCTCGGCAAAGTCAAGTGCCTCGTTAAGTGTATGAAATACTTGAGAGTCCTCAAATACGGAACGGATCTGTTGAATGTCTCCTTCATAACGGCATAGTTCCTCGTTGAACTTTCCGTAAATGTTGTCAATCGCCTGGGCATAGGCTACACGATACTCTGGACCTTTTTCTGTTTCTGTTAGCAAAACATAGATGCCGTTATCAGCAGACATTATTCTTCATCCTCATCATCGGTAAAGAAAGTTCCCTTTACTAGGCGAACAAACCAAGACAACATGAAAGGCACCCAAAGAGGAGCGAGGATCTCGATCCATGTCCAAGTTGGAAGATGATCGGTTAGTTTTAGACCAATAAGCAATAGTGCCAGACCATCATAAAAGTTGATGCCTTCGGACGTAGCAGACACATTGATAATCTTGGCCTTGTCTAGACCCTTCATTTTGTGGATTCCTTCTGGTAGATTGATAGGCATTACTTCTTCTTTCTTCCTTTGAGACGACGAGCCTTGCGTTTTGTAGAACCAATCTTACGACGACCCTTGCGAGGTCTATTCTTATGCGGATGCGCCATTATCACTCCTTCAATAGTTGTTTGACAGAATCAATACGGAATGAACGCCAACCATTAGCGTCAATATCCCATACTGCCTGAACATCATCATTTAGCTGGCGAGCAGGCTTAGCAACCTGTCCATCATACTCTGACAATACCTGTGGAACATAGTTATCGGAAAGAGTAGCCCGCATGGTGCGTTCTGTTCCGTCCTTCTTTTCAAAGACAACGGTAACAACATACTTGTCAATCATCTTCCTCTCCATCTTCATCTTCATATTCCCATTCATAATCATTTTCCTCGAAGATGAAAATTTCATCTGTCCAACTATCGTTGATCCATTCACCCATGGTAACTTCTTCTTCGCCATCAGAAATTTTCGTTTCATTTAACCATTTGTTGGTCGCCTCTATGGCCTCATCCTTGGAATGAAACGATCCGATTTTTACAGTTCCTAATTGTGCGGAATCTAATTCTGAGATCCACATTACAATTTCCCTTCCTCATGCAGTTTTGATAACTCATTATAGCCGCCAATATAGCGGCTGTCAAGTGTTATTACGGGATAAGTTTTTGCGGTAGGAAATAGTGCCTTTAAAGTCTCTCTGGAAAAGTCTCTGTCAAGTTTATATTCGATGAAAAACTTTCCTTGTGAACGCAGGAGTTCCCTTGCCTTGTCGCAGAAGGGACAGTCTTGTTTGGAATACATTACAATTGCCATCATAACCTCATTTATAGCATAGTCATTTCGGAATGTCAAGTGATTTTTTGATGTGAGATTTCCTTACTCTTACCATAATCCATTCGTTATAGTATTCTTCGGAAATCAAAGCATCCCTATTGAACTGTTCTTTCGCTTCCATATACGAAGCCTCGCCTTTGCTCTTACATAGATACAAGATTTCTCGTTTGAACTTTTCTTTACCGAATAGATCAACGTGCGATAGGAGTTCTTTGTTTGATCCATAGTAATCAATCCAATCAGAATCAACTTGTTTCTTTACTCGCTTGCCCTTTTTCTTGGATGTGCGAGTAAACTTGAATAGTTTCTTCCCAACATACTTTCTACCAGTGACCGTGTTCGT